AATCCATTCTCAAAGCGAAGCCAGTTCAGCCCTATACAAAACACTTTCACTTCCCAATTCCCGTCTAAGACCCCTCCAGGGGGTTTGACATCCAAAATAAGACGCAGAGAATTCACTCTACTTGCGTTGAAACTACCCGTGGGCTGATGTTCTCCCGGAGTTCGTGCGAATGGGTAGCCATACACAAAGTTAGAATATGCTATATATCCTCCTTTATGACTTGATGCGATGAGTTCGCGGTAATACTGTTCATCCGCATCGCAGATGCTTACACCATTTGCCTGTACTATTGCATTTTGTAAAAGCGGCTGTTCAGCTTTGCGCGGATTCCACTCAGCTTCCAAAACAGAGGTGTAATTCGTCCAGCCATTGTTGTCGCGCACCCCACGTCGCCGCACAAACCAGATAATTTCTTCCAACGGATGATTTGCCTCTAGAGGTAGTTGTATGCGAATTACATCGGAACGTTTTCCAATCGCATATTTGAGTGGTTCTTCAAAATAGAATGTTTGAACCTCTCTATGAAGAATCTCAAAAGGGGTGTGAAGCATTCGCTGCCGAAAGGGCCCATTCACTATGGCACCTTGGGTGAGAAGCTGGACAACCCGAAAATCTGGGGGGTTTGCAGCAGTATTTGCTATCAAGGGTGTAGCGCCTTGATGAAATGGAATGGCTATCGACAAGGGCGTAGATGTACAAGAATCGCGATATCCGCGAAGCTGGCGCACACATTCTTCAAACGGGCGCAATGTAATATGAATCTTCACGAGACCTTCACGTATAGCAATCATAGGGAGAGCTGCTTGGCGATGGGAACGCATGAAAAAAAAGGGTAAGAGGCAATTCAATGTCCCGCCCTCCGTAGGATATTCACGCGGGGCCTGTTCTGCCACGAGACTCGCCAAAGGAATTCGCCCAATATGATCATATGCGACACCAAATTGTTCATTAAAATCGGCATAAAGAAGATTAAATACGTTTATAAAATCCCCGTCAATCGTTTCAATGGTTTTTCCGTCTATTTCTAGTTCCGCCTGTTGTATAATAGCCGTGCCAAGACTATTCGCATATTCCCAAGCTGTCCCAGATACATCATATGTAATTTTACCGGCTTCGTATAATAATTGTGTCTGGGGGTCCAGCCAATGCCCTAGTCGTATTTGAAGAACCGTTCCTAACAAGAGATCACCCACAACGAGGGAGCCTATATCAAAAGAAAACCGCTGGCCGAAAGCACCAGGACCCCGCAAGGGAATTTCTTGCAAGCTGGGTGTAAAGGCTAGAACACGTCGCTCTGTATCCCGCGTGAACCAGGTTGTTTCTGTCCCAAGAGGAAAGAGATCATTTTCCTGTGCTTCCCTGTTTGTCAAATCTAACAGTGTCTTAATGGTCCCCAAGGGCCTTTTTTCGGTTTCTACAGGAACTTCATAATGAATATCAGATATATCATCGGAAGTAGGGATATTTTGAGCTTTCGCGGCCGTAATAGGGGTTGCGGCCTTAAGGGGAGCTGCGGCACGAAGGGATCCGGACCCGGATCCGGACCCTTTCACCAAACTCTGCGACCCTCCAGATAATGTTTGAAATTTTTCAAGAACACGGTTCTTCTTCAAATAGGTGCTAACTTCTTTTATGGAAGGCCCAGCTGACATTCTCTGACTACTGTGTGGGGTTTTGTTTAGACCTTCGCATACCTAAAGTAGGGACGAGATGCTTCATGAGAATGAAACCTGCCGTTCAGCTTGTAGACTTGGATTCGCTACAGAGGCAGCATCCAACGGTTGCCATACATTGGAACGAATTCAATGAGCCAGCCGGCAAACAACATTTTAAGCTGCTTTCCTATCTAGGATCCCTGTATGAGGGGCGTGACATTTTTGATATTGGCACACATCGCGGTGCATCAGCCCTTGCCCTTTCAAATGGACATTCCACAAATCACATTTATTCATTTGATCTTGAACACAAATATACACTACCCGTTGTAAAGAATGTTAGTTATCACAAGGATGATTTAATGTCAGATGCTGGAAAGTCGCTATGGCAGGAAAAGCTACTGGGATCTGCATTCATCTTTTTAGACATTCATACACATGAAGGGACGTGTGAATATGAATTCTACCAATGGCTAAAAGCGCAAAACTATCAGGGCTTTGTGATATGCATCAATATATGGTATTTCAAGGAGATGCGAGATAATTTCTGGTATAAGATTCCAGCGGAGGATAAACTGGATATTACAGATCTGGGACTCTGGGCAGGGACTGGGATTCTTCGTTTCACTCCCTCTGAGCTATGGCCTGCTGTAAAAGTCCCAGACAACTGGACCGTCGTAACAGCTTATTTTGATTTGACAAAGATGCCTGATGCATCCGCTTCGATCAAGGCACGCCCTTCTCAACATTATCTCGCCAGTGCGAAGTGCACTCTTTCTACGGAGCAAAATCTTGTAGTATTCTGTGAACCGGAATCCCTTCAGTTATTACAAGCTATGCGACCGCCATGGCTAGCCTCCAAGACAAAGTATATTCCAATGTCGTTTGAGGACTTTCCTCTCACACAATTCCGCGCGAAAATCCAGGAAAACCGGAGCAGAAACCCCTATGCATTTGATGACCGGAATACGGCGTCCTATTATCTTCTCTGTATGGCGCGATACGCCATGTTGAAGCGCATTCTTGCGGAGAATCCGTTTGGATCCACGCATTTTGCCTGGCTCAATATATGTATTGAGCGAATGGGCTGGAAGAATGTAATGACACTGGATAATGTCTGGACTCAGACCAGGGAGAAATTCAGCACATGTTACATTGATTATCAACCAGAAGCCCTCGTGCGAAAGACTGCCGAGTATTTCAAATGGGGGCGCTGTTCTCTCTGTAGTGGATTCTTTACAGGGTCGGCTACGTATATGAAGGCGTTTTGCGATAAGATTGAGGAAAAGTTTCACCAAATGTTAGAGCTTGGATATGGACACGCAGATGAACAACTCTTTTCTCTTGTTTTCTTTGATAATCGCGAAATCTTTGATGTGTATTACGGAGATTACCAGGAGATGATTGTAAATTATGTAGAGCCAAGAGAGAGGCCAGGAGAACCATTGCGCCTTTTGATAGCGCACAGTTTTGCCGCGGGCGATTATGCCGTGTGCGAAAAGGGGTGTGAAGCGGTATGGAAGGCTTTCAAGCGGGGTAACGCCGAGCTTAGCTCAGATCAGCTAGGACTTCTTATAAGGACCTATAAGAAGTGTCTAGAACAACTAGGAAAGGAGTGTATTCTCCCCTAACGTTTTCTCCAAACCTTTAAAAAATAGGAATCATAATTCACCGTGGAAAGATCAGGTATATCTACATCTACATTGAATACATTCGGATGTTTGTATATATTTCCATTAAGAGATTCTTTTGTATCCAATCCCATATATATACATACAATCGCAATAAGCCGTTCGGCTCCCATGAGCCCCGTTCTTCCTAGGTATGGACCGATCGTCTCCTTTTGTATATTTAAAATCTTCCAAAGAATCTTAAGAGTTTCAAGCGTTCCACCAAATGCGGGTCCAAATATTCCATTCCACTCTTTTGATTCCGTAAATTTCTGTAAAAAGATCTCTTTATTGTCTATTAAAATGGCAGTTGTTAGTGATTGTATATATGTATCATGGAAATAGCAATTATACTCATTGAAATGCCATAGAGGGTAGAGGGGTTTATGAAGGACTGAATCAGGAAGAGGTTTCATAAGAAACATAGAATCATGACATATTAAGAAGTGTTTTGTCTTACAAACCCTTGTTAATAGTTCTATAGCAGCATATATATGACTTCCGTCTACAAAGGTTGAATATACTTCAACTCCCGAAAGATCTTCTGGTAGATGTGAATCAGATGTCTTACATACAAGAATGGGATTGGTAGGATAATATAACCGGATACTTTCTATGGAACGTCTCAAAAGTTCTGTATGTACAAGCTCCTTACCATAATAAGGTATACAAAATGTAATATACTCCATACGAATACGGAATATATTTGACACGTAATAAATCCCGCAAAAATAGCTATCTCAAGAGAAATGGAAGTATTTGGAGGCGTCTATGTAATAAATCTAGATAGGAGAGCGGATCGTTTAAAAGATTTTGAGGCTGGAATGGCGACACTTGAGTTACCCTTCAAGCGCTTTTCTGCGATTGAACGGAAACCTGGGGGGTTAGGATGCTCCCTATCCCATCTTGCTGTTCTAAAGGAAGCCCGGGCACTGGGTTTGAAAAATGTTCTAATCTTTGAGGATGATTTTACCCCCCTTGTGAGCAAGTCCGAATTCTGGGAAGAAATACAGAATTTGTTTGAAAACCATTCCAACTTTGACGTATGTATGTTAGCCTATGCCATGATCAAGGAGGAAGCCTATACGGAGCGTCTGATAAAAGTGATAGAAGCTCAAACCGCATCCGCATATATAGTGAATGCGTGCTTCTATGATACTCTTATTGAGCTGTATGAACGTTCGGTCCCTCTCCTAGAAAAAACCTGGCATCATTGGCTCTACATGAATGATCAAGCCTGGAAAACTCTACAGCCTTCCGCGAATTGGTTCGCATGTAAGAAACGTATTGGCTATCAACGCGCCTCTATAAGTGATTCAGGGTATGAACCAGTTTTCACAGATTACAAGGTCTAATAGAATCTCTTGATATTCCGAATATGATCCAAACAGCGCTGCTCAAATGCCTCGCGCGATTCATCCTTCGACCTTGACATCACTGTAATTCCAATTTCCTTTGAAAGTATTTCATAGGCAGCTGGACTCTTGAGCCCATTGTAGTGAATGAGGATTCCAAAACAGCGGGCATTCTCCGTTAAGGCTTTCTCGCGCAACAGGCGGAATGTATTGACGAAATTATGGAAATCCGCATCCTTATCGCGTTCTCCCGTCTTCACCTGTGTTGCAATCCAAAGCGGCTTATCCGAGCTACAATGTAGTGTATCAATCGCCTGATTTCCCTGCGAGCTCAAATCAAGTCCTAAGACATCGCGCTTAATATCCTTATCCCCAATCACGTGTTCCATATCCGAAAATTCCCTCTCCATGAGGCGGCCAAATTGCGCCTCCTGGTTGCGCCCCTTTTGGCTAGCGGTAGGATCGCCCCCCGATACCACACTCGATCCAAGCGCCTCGATAAACATCTCTTCGGTTCTCACGGACTTATTCTTGAATGCCCTACTCTGAAAACATTGCATCGCCTGAAGTGCAAAAATCAAAGGGTTTTCACATGGGTTATTCATATGAGTAAATCGCGATGTCTCCTTCCAATCCTGTAAGTGAATGTATTTCTTATCCTTGATGCGTTTTGTGAGAATATTCAGAAACACACGCTGCTGCGACTTGTCCAGTGTATTGGCCACCTTTTTCCCTCCATCTGGAATGGGCCTGAGAGAAATACGCATACCACTCAGAGAAACATAGACACCATTCGCGTAGGACTCAATAGACTCATACTGAGCTGCGTGTTTCTCCTTTGGATCCAATGTCTTTATTACATCGGCATATCTCATCGCATCGGGGGATCTCCCATAGATAATCTCAAAATCGGGTTCAAAGTTCTCAACCGGTTCTTGTAACAAATTGGACTTGTAATTCCCATTCCCTCCTGCCATGGTCCACTTGTAATATAAATACTCACCCGATGACTTCTTGAATCTGGTAATTAGAAATGGATTTGTATCGGTCGTTGCTGCCTCCATCGTCTTACATTCGACACGAAAATCATCCACCAAATTATAGCGCCCCGTTGTGCTAATCACCTGATCCATGTCATCGAAATGTGTAGAGTTCTCATTCTGGAAGAGGCAAGGACTCTCATATCTCTCCACAGACTCTCCCTCTATGAAAACACCCATGATCTTCAGCTTGTTGTCATAAATTGCCTCCTCAAATTGCGTCTGTAGGCATTCCAAAAAGTGCTGAAACTGTCTTTGATCCCCTACGAGGTTCTCGCGCCCATTAAATGTGGGATTCATGGCGACTTCCCACGTCTTGATACCGAGCTCCTTAAACATATCCACCGTCTCCTGCCCCCAAAGCTCGGCATCCTTGTAGAATCGCTGAGCTCCTCGCCCCAAAGTCGCCATATCAGGAGTATAATTCGGCTTGGGTAGATTCGCATCGTCCATCCCCCCCTTCGCAGCTTTAATCTGGGCGTCCACATCGGTCAAAATCTGCGAATAGGAGCCGTCGTCATTCTCCCATTGAATATAGTTCACACCACCATTATACATGAACGGTAAAATAGCCCCATATCCTCGGGCATCAATCTGGGCCGGTCCCCGCTGTGGTTCTAACTCCTTCACACAGTAGGGTGTGAGCTTATTGTTGTAAATCTCATAGGTATGGGGCATATTGGTGGCCTTTAAGAAATACATTACTTGGTTTCCTTCATACATATCGATCTTTGCCACATACAGAATAGTAGCTACAGGTGGCGACTGAATACCTCTAGATGCCATGAGTTTGTAATAATGACCAATGTTCCCAGGATCTTCTGAGTTAATATCCGCCGCTGTTGCCGTCTTCAAGTCATCTACTTTGGCAGAAAGCCATCCGCTCATACGAAGTGTTTGCATGAGAGTTCTATATATTAGTGGAGCCTTAGCTTTAGGCCTCTCAACCTTAGTTCCCATATTTCAGGAACCCACGGTCGTGTTCTATTCGGTAAAGGCTCCATGTATCTACAATGGCCGTCATCTCTGTGCTTGGAGAACCCAGCAAGGTATCATTCGGGGCAGGGGCCAAGCTTGTATAAAGTGTGGGCCTATCGGCCGTTGTGAAATTCACAGAACCCTCTGGCTGACGCTCGGAAGAAGCTAGACGCCCACGAATATCTCCCAGATTCCACGACATTTCACCAATACCCGCACCACAATCCCTATCCTCTTTTGCGTGATGTGTGAGCGAATTCCATATAAAGGAATTAAAAAACGTTTCGCGATCACGCCCAGCTATAACAAGAGATTGACCGAGGTAATATTCCGTGTCGGCGGATGGCGAAAACCGCCAGCGTTTCCCTACTCTTAAATCATTCTGCGTGCGTAAAAACCAGACGATGCGACTCGCAGGGTGTTGGGCGTCTAGGCGCCGTGTGACCAACGATGGAACCCCTTTTACAAGCGGGGCATAGTCGGCTGGACTGAAGGTATATGTATTCTCATATAGGTGAGTATAGGGGATTTCGATTGGTTCCACGCGAAGTGCCACCTGTGTCTCTCCATCCGTATACATATGCCGTGTTTCCAATTGAAGAGTAGGGGGGGCGATGGCTGTTCGGAGCAATGTCTGGAAGGTTTGCACTCCGAGCTGCATCGTAGAACCCCAAGGTGTCGGGGCCTTTGTGGCACTTGTATTAGATGTCTCTACAATCTCTTCAAGTGGGCGCAGCTCAAGACGCAACTTGAACGGTTGTCGGCGCATAGCAATGCTGGGAAATCCGTTGCGACCTCCTAAAAACGGGAGCTCTAGCCGAAGACGCCCAGGAGTTGCGTTATAGGCAATACTCGCCACGGAGCCATCATGCCACCCCGCAAGTTTATTCTCCAAATAGGCCGAATTCAATGTTCCACGCGAGGCACGTGAGGCAAATAGCGCATCGCCACTGTATTCTTGTAGGAGCAGCTTGTCTTGATATATTTGGATCTTCTTGAAGAGAAAGTATGCGATCCCATTCGTGTAGCCGTAGGTATTCCCCGAGACATCCGTCACAGGCTGGGTGATATTGGCTTCGGCTTCTACAGGAGGAAGCCAGCTGGGAAGATCTATCAGCACTGTGGGTTTCACAAAAAGATCCCCCGCAATCTCAAATTCAAACTCACAACTGCGCCCAAATTCGGCGCCATTCAGCGGAGGAATTCTTCGGAGTTCATGAATACAAGGAGGAATCCTATCATACCGATTTTCAAACGGATTCAGTGTCTTATCCGGGTCGTCTTGAAAGAAATAAGTGTCTTTATTCCCACGGGCGACGGCCTCATACAGAGCTCCTTCGGCTGTGAGACCTGCGCGAGTCGAAGCCATTCTGTAGAGAGTTCGGATAAGTGCTTTAAGGGTTTAGACCCGTGCTCATTTTAAATTGCCGTTTTTAGTAAGAAGAAATGGTCGGCCAACAACACTCCTCCGATTATAAGTTAAGTGCCATTAAACACTACGAGCAGTCGGATAATCTAACTGAAACCCGTAGAATATTTGATTGTTATAGAAAAACTATAAAGTTGTGGTATGATAAATACAAGGCTACAGGTAGTCTTAGACGCAAAAATAGAGAACAGGGTTCATATAAGGTCAAAAAAGAACGAAATCTCTAAAAAATATAAGGAAACAAACTATCGCAACTACTTTCTGTACGCCTTTGACAAGGGCTCTGTAAAAAAGAGATATGTGAAGAATTCCACACTAAAGAAGAAGCCGAAGATATACAAGGATTAGATTTATGCAGTCAGCATCGCAATCAGTTCCTCCTTGCTCTTTCCTGTAATACCCTTAATCTTCCTGTCCTTACAGAGTTGCTTCAGGTCAGCTACCTTCATCTTCTTGTAATCAGGTTGTGTAGTCGTGGCCACAACGACTGGCTGGGCGACTGGTTCTACAATAGGGGCAGGAGCTGGAGGAGGTACAGACACCACAGGAGCCTCCAGTGCCACATAATCGGTTAGACCGGATCCGCGCTGGTTCGCCTCAATGCGACCAATCTCCTCAGGCGTAAGTCCAAAGTAGGCATAGACCTGTGCATCTGTAAAGTTGTCAGGCAAGTCCTTGGGGTGAGGAATGCTCCAGAAGATTTGCTTGTTTGTCTCAAAGTTGCTCCACTTGGTTGCAGCGATGATATAATAGACAAGTTTAGATTTTAGATAGCGAACCACCTTTTGTCCTTCTTGCTCTGATGATACTGGTATGTAGATACCTCCCTGCGTAGTTCCGAACTTGCCAGAATCATAGAATGGCTGAATAACTTCACCATTTGAGAATATCACTTTTTGCATATATTGATGCTTG